CCATTGGTTTCCCCTAAACGGATGCCCCTCTGATTCGCCCTTTAGAACTCGTGCCTTTGGATTTTCTAGGGCCGCAATTTGGCGGGCCTGTTCTTCGTTCCACTTCGACCACTTGTTGTCGGGTTCTAGTGACCGACCTAATAGTTGGTGATACGGCTTTGAGTCAGGTATGTATTTAGATTGAACTGGCAATCCTCTATCGTTTGCGATTTGTGCAATTTGCTCTTCTATAGCCGTTGCTGCGCCCGGCACTTTCCCTGTTGAGCCCAAATAGCCGACATCAACATAGTTTCCGTATTTTTCCGTTTCCTTTACGCTGACGCTCACTACTGCCGCTAGGTTCTTATCCTTGTCTCTAGCAACAAGTAGATAACACTCCTTGATGTCTGGGTCTTCGTCATAGATTTTCCCCTTTACATCTTTAACTGCCGCACCCATTAGGTCTATACCTAACTGTTGGCGTTTCGGCATACTCTCGTATTCTTTTTTCTTTAGTTTGGTGATTTCGTCATTGACTTTTTGGATAGCGGAAGTTCTATAGCCCGATAGAGCCGTTATTCTTCCGCCCGCATCGTAGAACTCTTTGATGTTCCTTTGGATAAACGAGATTGGTGAATCGCCCTCTCCTGTTTCCCATTGATTACCTCGAAAAGGGTGTCCTGCCGATTCGCCCTTGATTACATCACTTGGCTCGGCAGGTATTGGCTTTGACTCTAGGCCGCTTGGCGATACCTTGTCGTAGGTGTCGCTCATAACTAACTTGCCTCGGTTGAGAATCATCACATAGGAGTTGCCGTTCTCTTCTACTTTGGCTGTTAGGGCATCTACGCCCATCATCGCTAGACGTATGTTTTCATCGCCAGCCACAATCGTTTGTGCTGCTGTCTCGGCTATGTCCTTGAGTTGTGGCTTGCCCGCCGAAAGCATTTCAGCAACGGCGTCTATGTTCTTGAGGATGTCGGCGCTTTTACTCTCTGCGTTGTTGAGGGCTTTTACGGCCTTGTTGTAATCAAGGACTTTGGAATCTGCTTGGAGTTTGAGTTTCATAACGCCCCCATCAACTTCTCCATTGTGGGCTGATGAAGCGTAGTATTGGGCGTTCTCGGCGTTGGTGGTCGAATACCAAGCGCGACCAAAAGCACCCGCCCCGATTTTGACCCCCTTGCCATAGGCGAAGTCGGCAATCTTGTCTTCGGCTGGTGAACGGTGCGTAGAGATTCCGGTAAAGAGTGGTGGGAGTTTGCTTCGGTATTTGTCGAACTCACTCTGGGATAGAACCTTTGGTGGTTCGTTGTTCCCAATACGGTCAAAGACCAGATTGGCTAGTTTGAGGTGTCCTCGACCAGATTCAGTCACTCCTGCGTAATCCGCTAGGGTTTTGGAATTGGCAGCGACTCGTACGAGGTTTTCAGCAAACTTTGGATAATCGCCGTAGCCGAGTTCCTTAGCGATTTCTTTAGCCTTTGCTTCCAACTTCTCGTATGAACGACCGTCTGGTGTCGTTCCGCCCATACCGAGGGTGTATTGATTGCCGTGAAATGGGTGGCCCTCGATATCGCCCTTGCTAACGGTGGAAGATTTTGCCTGTTGGAGAATAAATGCCGCCAATGCCTCTGGCGCTCCCGGTGGTGAGAAAATCATTGGGCGTTTCTCATCCATCATCGCTGGGGTTGCTTCTACGAGGTGATTATCGTATAGCCCATTGTCTAAAGGCTTTGGCTCTTGCCCCGTAAAGTAATCGGTTAGGTTTGCTGCTTGTGCCTCGTTGATTACGCCACGCCCATCAAGGAACTTGCCATCACCGATAGATAGAACAAAGTGGTCCACTATCGGGTGGTAGCCACTCTCAACCGCTGCGTTGATGTGGCGAACGCTCGTAGTTATTGAGGCCTTGATTTCACCATTAGGGAATAGTTGCTTTAGTGCCTCGGCGGTAGCCAAGCATCCGCCCGTAAGGGCGTTGTTAGGGTAGAAGTCGGAAACCTCTTGCGTTCCATAGTTCAGCATCTTTGATGCTGTTCCGATAACTTCGTTTAGTTTTTTCGTGTATTCCTGTGAATCTAGGATTTCGCCAATCTTGTTTGGGTCAACCCTTGCCCCCTCTAGCGAGCCCTCTTTTCCAAACGAGAACGATGGGTGAACCTGTGCGTGTCCGTTTCCGTCTTGGTATTGGTTGCCGTGGAATGGATGTCCGTCAACATCGCCTTTGATGATTTCAGCAAACGTCGGGTGGATGGGCAGGACTTCCATAGTCCGTATTCTAGGTCAGGGGTTATGAAATCCCTGTTAGGTAATCAACAAAACCGTAGAGCCAGCCGAGTATGTCTAGATACAAAGGCGCGCTATCAAAGTTGTCTTCGGGAAATTGCGCCGAGTAGGTGTTGAGCCAAGTTCTGACTTTGATGTAGACATCGGCCATATCGCTAGACACTTCGTTGTATTTCAGCACCAATACACATTTCGCCCACCACTCAAGGTCGGTCTTGCTAACCCAAACAGGGTCTATCTCGTATTCGCAAAGCATTGGTAGGTCGGGCAGTAGTGCCATAACGAGAGTCTTCCACAGAAAGCAGAAATCCCACCGGCCAACAAGAAAAAACCGGTGGGATTTACGGCGGGTGGGAATGGAGTAAACCACCTACCTGCTGCCAGCGCGCCACCCCAGAGTAAGGACAGGGGCATAAGGGTCTGCTTGGTTAATAACAACTACTCGTCAACTCGGCCTAAGACCTAATGCACGAGCGATTGTCGGTATCTATTATACCGAGTCAGTTAAGGGGGTGGGCGATTTTTACGAGAGGTAAGTCATCAAGTCGGAACTTGCCAAATTAGCCTTGTTTGAGGCCGCAATCGCAGATTGAGACTTGGTGGCATCGCCCTTAGCAACTCCGTGAGCGATAGCCGCTTCGGTGTGGGCGTTCGCCGCTTTGTTCGCTAGGTCACGACCATAGGTGTCGCCCATAGAGCCACGCTCAATAGCAATCTTCACTGCTTCGGTTGCGGTGTCGGTGTGTTCCTTAGCCATCTTGTCGTGGTCAACTGGTGGATAAGCGTTGCCAGAAAAATTGTGTGGTGGTGGTGGTGGTGGTGGTGAGCCAGCGCCGCCGGCGTTTGGGCCTTGTTCTTGGGCTTCTTTTAGAGCGTAAGGAACCATAATCTTCGTGGCGCGGTCAATCGCATCTATTCGAGCGTGAAGGCGTGGGCTATAAATATCAGTTTGCATATCTGACAAAGCCCTTTGGCTCAAATCATCTCGTTTTGCCTTTAGGTCCTCTAGGTGCTCCGATAGCGGCTTGGGGTCTTCGGTAATCTTCTTAGCAACATCACGCAGCACTTCAGCAGTGGCCTCGTGTGAAGACTTGCCGTAATAGGTGCCTGTGTGTCCACGAGTGTCTGTAAAAGATGGGTTTTGGAATCTCGCTTTGCCCTCGTGGAAAGCGGCTTGCTTGTTGAGTTCGTTTACCGCACCAGAGCGATATTGGTTTCCGTGAAAAGCGTGTCCAGCAACATCGCCTTTCAGGATTTCGCTAGCCTTAGTCCAGTTTGGAACCAGTGCGTCGGTGGAGAAGGGGTTGGTCATTACTTGACCAGAGCCTTCAGTTCAGCCTTCAACGGCGCAGCGCCCTCGCCACGGAAAGTTCCCATATTGGAGAGCAAGTAGTTGACAACGCTCTTGGCACTGTCAAACATATAGTTGTCTTTGATGTCGTGGAGTTGCTTTAGTGCGTCTAGGTATGGTTTGGCGGTATAGTGAACGCCATTCTTGCTGTTCGTATTCCAAACCTTTTCGATGTCACGAGCAATCTCGTTCAACGGACGATGCCCAGAGGGGGTGAGATTTCCACCACCGCCCTCTCCAGCCTCGTACTGGTTCCCGTGGAAATCGTGTCCTTTGACATCGCCTTTAGCGACGGCTTTTTTTCCACCACACTTAGGGCAAGTGACGTGACCGCCACGGATTTTGCCCGTCCCCTTACAAAGGGGGCATTTATCGCCCTTTACAACAGAGTAAATACCCTGTCCTTTGAGTAGTGCGTCAGAAGAGAACGAGTTTGACATTTTGGTTCCTTTAGATTTCAGCAATCGCTAGAGTTGCGCCAGCGGTCGAACTAATTGCACAAACTGCCCCGGTGTAAGTCGTAAACTGAATCTGTGCGTTTGGTTGTAGCGGAATACCCTTACCGACTGATGCGCCACTTGCGGCGAGGTAGAGGTAGATAACGGCAGAAGAGTGGGTGTTGGTAATCCACGCCTGAAAACGAGTGGTGTTGGCGGGGATAACCGAATAGACCGTGTTAGCCGTAGTGAGGGTGAGGTTCGAGCCGGGGTTAAATGCGACTGACTGCTGATATGACTCAACGATTTGGGGGTGTGGCACTTGGCTCTCCTAAAGGTCTAAGACGAAAAAATATTACCCCACGAAAAGAAAAAAGCCCCCACCGACCCGATTTGGGCCGATAGGGGCGTGATTCTTGTTGGTGACTACTGGTTCGTCAACTTGGGGCGAACGGCAATCAGGTATGGAACTGCTGCGAAGATGCCAAACAAGAACATCAAAACGAGCCAACCGGCCTTTGATTTCTGAACGGCATTCCACTTGCTCTGGTGCTGTAGGCAAGCATCGATAAACGAGCCAATAGCAACTACGGCAACAAACAAAATAATCAATGTTGACATTTTTGTTCCTTTCTTTCTTTTCTCTAATTGAGACTTATTACCAACGGTTGTTGTCGAACTTCATACGGGCAGTGACCTTGCCCTCGGCAGCGGTCAAAGTGTGGACAGCGTTGGTAAACGCCGTGACCGAGCCGTTTCCGTTGATTACGGCTTCACCGGTGTTGACCAAAGTTGAGAGAGCGATAGCAACATCACTCATATCAAAGTTGAGGGTCATATCGGGTGAATTAGCGTGGCTATTGAACGCACGGGCATCGCTGGCTAGAGCGTTAAAGTCGGCGTTGCCTTGAGCGATACTGGCATTGGTGTTGATGTCAATCGCCAACTGCTGATAGTCACGGTAGCACTTGGATACGACAGGCAAAGTCCTTTGCTTCCAAGCCGCATACTGACTTGCCTTGCTCGCACCCGCCGTAGCGATTGGCAAAGCAACTGAAATCGCAATCGCAGCAATCGCTGCTTTCTTGATGATGTTCATTTTGTCTCCTTGTTAGGTTGGATACAACTATAGCAAGGTTGAGTGGTGAAAGCCAGTTTTCTTGCTAGTTATTTCTAGTTGTTTCCGCGCCACTCGGTAAGGGCTTCTACATACTTTTTGTAGAGGTCTTCTGGTGTTCCGTCATTGTAAAGAACAATGTCTTGGTCGGAGTAGGCCGTTTCCGAAATATGGGTGTTTGTCGGCTCGTAGCCACTACGGAAGATACGAACGATTACGCCGCCACGCTTTTTGATTGCTTCGGCTTCGTTTGGAAAACGGACATCGGGGATAACAACTTTTTCGTGCTTTACATTGTCGAAAGTCGCTCGAATCCAAACATCATCAGAGATGAATTGGCGAGCCCCGTCAGTTCCGAGTCGCTGTAGTAGTTGGCGGATTTCGGGGTATTCCACTTTCGCTCGTTCCCAGCCAATCGTATTTACAATCTGCTGAATCCTTACGGTGCGAGCCAAGCCTGAACCGTCACGCTCAATCGTCGGGTTCATCGCATACAAGATATTTCGCATTGGGTCGGCTAGTGCTGTTCGGAAGAACCCCTCGCGCTCTACGAGTTGGTTAGCGAGAGTGTCTTTTCCTGATTGGGCGAAGCCACAGATTCCGACAAAGGTTTGGTTGGTCTTTGGTTCTGCCCAATCAGCACCCCAAGTTTTTATTTCGGGGGTCGTACAAAATCGCTGCTCGGCGTGTTGCCAAACAGGTTTGCTGGTTAGGTGTAGCGGTTGGCGACAGTTCGCACAAACGCCGTGTCCGTAGATAAGGCTAACCACGCTAACTCTTATCGCTAGCGGAATAACTAGCCGTGAGCAAACGGAGTAGCGCACCGGGGGCTAGTGAAGTGGTGAATCCCATAGTTGGGATTGAGTGATTCCAATGGTGTAGGTCGCCCACGAAAAGCATCATCACGAAGCCACCGCCGAGCGCGTAAAGACATAGGACAACGGCAAAGGCGATTAGGTAAGACAAAACTTTCACGGTATCTCCTAGTTCGGTAGGAACCCTACTCTATCTCTTCTAGAAACCTAGAACCCGGCAAAGTGTAGATTTTTACATCGTGGTCAGGTAGTTCTCGCTCAATGATTTCAGCAATCGTATCCCAATCGCCGCCACCAATTCCCGTTCCGATTCTCGGACCGTGAATCTGATAACTTGTGGGTAAATGCTTGCCTAACTTACGCAGACAGAGCGTTAGAGCCTCATAATCTACGGCAACGGGGCGTTCTTCGGTTGGGAAGCCATCTTGGGCGACCATATTCGCCACATAAATATTCTCTTCCACCTGAACGAGTTGGACAATTCCGAGCAAAAGGCGACCATCAGCGATTCCGTCTTTGTAGCGAAGTTCGGGGTAAGGCCACTTTTGGCTCAAGGACATAACGAAGCCCGCACCCCACGCACCGAAGTTGTTATTGATATGAATGATTACGTGAGGACCATCACCTTTTGGACTGGTCGCATCACCAGTTAGGTAGGTAATAGCCATCCAAACACTTTAGCATAGTTTAGCGAATTGGGCTACGCACCTTCACGAACAACGCTGGTTAGGGGGATTCCGAGGCTATGTAGGGCATCTTCGGGGATATTTCGGGTGGCTACCCACTCTTTGTAGATGTCTTCGGTCGCGCTAAATCCAAACTCGCCAATCTTAAACTTGACCTTTGGTTGCTTGGGGGTAAAGGCCTTGCCACTTTCCAAATCAGCAACATCTTCGGCATCAAAGCCGGTTCCATCCAAAGTCTTGACCTCGCCCAAAATCTGAACGAGCAAGTCGTTGTCGTAGGTTGCCTTATCAGCAGTTCGGTTGTCGGCTAAAACGATTCGGGCAGCGGCCTCATCATCAACATCTACCCAAACAACGGCTATTTCTGTCCAGCCGAGGGCAGAAGCCGCAGCGGCGGTGTGGTTGCCTTTGAGGATTTGGTTGTTTCGTTTATTGACTACGATTGGGCGATACTGTCCGAATAGTCGCAGGCTTTCGCTAATTGCCCCAATGTCGCCCTCTCTAGGGTTTCCGGGGAAGCGTTGGAGTTCGCTTAGGGGCGTGGTTGTCGTTTCAGCAAGAGCGTACTTCTCTGGTGTGGGTTTGGAAGTGACCCTAGATTCTTTGGGTTTTTTAGGCTTGGCTTCTTTCGGCACATCTAGACGTGCGCGTAGTTCTCGGTTGATTTGGGATTTCTTGTCTCCCGCCACTTCCTTGATTGAGGCAAGCCAGATTCCGTGAAGTTCGGCCTCTAATTCACCACGCCACTCACCTATTTGGATAGGCACATTATTGGTTTCTTCTTTTTCCTTTTCCACTAGTGGCTGACCGACTCCGCCACCGGGTTCTGCGAATAGACCCTCAAGTTCGTCAAGGGCTTCTTTGTCGTAGCCAGTTCCCTCTAGGTTTGGCAACGATTTCAGCAAATCAATTAGGAACTCGTTGTGATACGAGGCGATATCGCTAGTTCGGTTATCGGCAAGCAGGATTTTTAGGGCATCGCGTTCGCTTCCCTCATAACGGGTAATCGCCACTTCTTGCCAGCCGAGAGATTGGGCCGCTTTCCAAGTGTGGGTTCCGGCGATAATGATGTCGTTCCAAACTACGATTGGTGAATACTGCCCGTTGACTTTTAGGCTTTCGGCAATAGAGGCAACATCGCCAATACGAGGGTTAGATGGGTGCGCCTTGATAGAATCAATCGCAACCTTTTCAGCACGAACATTTATCGTCATAGTGCTTACAGACTACTACGGCGTTTTGCTAAAGGTTATGTAGAGCCTCGTAAGGTGTGGAGCCGTAGGCACGAGAACTTGCTATAGAAGCGGCCTGTGATGCCTCTTCCGAAAGACCGACATTTGTGCCGGGGGTTTTGCCGTTTTAGGTTTCGTTGGCTAAACCTCGCTCGGTGAGCCCGATAAGCAAGTCGCCAACCATAGAGTTCTCTTGCTCTTCATCATCTACAACGCCATCTGTGGCTTGATTCACCACTACTCGCTTGGCGTTGATTAGGGCCGCTATGTCTTCGTCAATCGTGTCTTTGGTAATCATCAACCAACCAGTCACGGAGTCTTTTTGCCCGATTCGGTGGCAACGGTCAACGGCTTGGTCCATATCAGCAGGAGTCCAGCCTTGCTCAATAAATAGAACATCACTTGCAGCCGTTAGGGTCAAACCCACGCCAGCGGCTTTGATTTGGCAAGCAATAACTTTCTGCTCATCGGAGTTTTGGAAACTGTCAACGGCTACCTGTCGCTTCTCCATAGAAACGCCACCCTGAATCTTGCAACCATTGGCGAACTTATCCGAAACCATATTCACCACTTCGGTATGCCAACCGAATACGACCAACTTCTTGTCGTTGGCTAGGAAGTCGCCCACCCACTCTTCGGCGGCCTTTAGTTTGGCTTTGGCGGCCAACTGCTTAAGGGTAGAGATTGCGACTAGGTGTTCTGCCGAACGAGCGCGTAGGGCTTTCTGCCACGCCGCCTTGCGAGCCTCTTCCGTATCAGCACCACTTTCCGTAGCAGCCTTGAGAGCCATCTCGGTTAGGTATTTGATAATGTCCGCTTCGGCTTTCTTGTATTCTTTCATAATGTCCTTGTCGCCCTCAACAAAGACTTCTGACCACATCTTCGGTGGTAGTTCGGTGAGCACTTCTGCTTTACGCCTACGGACATAGCAAGAGGCACGGAGTTTGCGATTCAGCATCGCTAACGAACGGCTTGATGAGCGACCGAATTGCGAACGGAACTTGCTCGCCCCGCCGAAATCATCTAGACGGGCAATTACTCGGAGTTGGGTCATCAACTCAAGGGGAATATTCACGACTGGTGTTCCCGATAGGCAGACACGAGTTCCGTCATTTGGAATCTTGTCGGCTAATCGGATTGCGGCCTTGCTTCGCTGTGCCGTGCCACTCTTGATGTAGTGGCTTTCGTCAAGAACAAGACCCTTGAGTTTTGGGAACTTCTCGACCCAGTAGGTCAAAATATCGTAATTAATCACATAAATGTCGGCATCGGGTTCGACCTGACCACTTGTTCCGCTAACGACTGCGACCTTTACGCCCTTTATCCACTTCTCTGCTTCACGCTTCCAATTGAGTTTGAGAGATGCTGGACAGATAACTACGGCTGGGAACGCTTCGGTTGCTTTCAGCATCGCCAATCCTTGTAGCGTTTTACCGAGGCCCATCTCGTCACCGATTAGAACGCCACCGCCCGTTAGGTTTTCGTGGACACGAACCCACTTGTCTTCTTGGTATTCGTATCCCAATGCTCGCATTCCGTAGGCGACGCCCGCCCTTTGGAAAGGCATAAGGTTGAGGCCGTTTCCGCCAAATCCCGGCACGGTTATTTCAGCATCTTTGGCCGCGCTCGCATCAATAATGTGCTGGACAGAAGCCGCTTCCTCAATAAGTGCTTTTGCTTCCTTAGAGAGTTTGGCGTTGTGTTCTTCGTGGAATCGGAGAACCTCGGCAACGCTTTCTACTGGAATAAGCCATAGGCGTAGTTCTGGCGACCAAGACGAACCCGGCATTTCACGAACTTGGCTAATCAGCGTGGCATCGTAATTAAACGAGATAGCGAACGAGTTGTTATTTACGAGGATTCGAGGGGCTAGGGAAACCTCTTGGTCTTTGAGAGCCAACACATCATCGGAGATGTAGAACTTGTTGTCTTTGCCGAAAGTCTTGACCATCGTTGTTGATGAGAGTGGCACGAACCAAGTTGAGGTCGGCTTATCGAAGTGGCGACCGGGGATTAGTCGCACGGCTTCTAGATACTTAACGTTGTAGTCAAAGGTGATTGCTATTTCGCCCTCGCCTAGCGT